TTCTTGGTCAAAAGAATCTTCCCTTACATATCTATGGTCAACTCTGATATATCCCCAACCCATGCGTACAGCATAGTTATAAGCATTGTCATAAGCATTATCTGCACTGGAATTTACCTCTATGTGCCTGACCATTCCTTGGACTACTTTTGCATCTGCCGCGTCCTCCACAGTATTTGTGGCATGAACCTTAATCCTTGGCCTTTGTTGTCTCTGTTGGTTAGTTACTTGTCTGCAATAGCCATCCAGTTTATTAATAGTCAAAACTGGTCTGGACTCTAAGTTTCTTGAGTTTTGTAGGTCAACAGGCCATTGATCCCCCCCAGATGCAAACTTGAGATCTTCCAAAGCCTCTTGTCTGTTCATGGTGTCTGCATCATTTGCAAACTTTAGAAATTGTTTGGCCTCATCAATGATGGGGTCATAGTCTGTTTCTTGAGGATCTAGTGCCATTTATAGTGCCATCCATGATTGTGGTGGTGCATAGTTTACTTGTTTTGGTCTTTTTGGTCTAGTCTCTTGGACTCCCAAGGCAACCATTCTGAAAGCATCAGCTCCATGTGAATATTGGTCATGAAGTGGGTTTTTACTAAATGCTTTTGTCTCTGGGTCAACTTCATACCTATAGTGTCTCAGACATTGCAACCCATCATAGCAATTATCTCTGTCAAAGAAACAGTTTCTGAACATGGTTCTGGAGGCATTTATTGAGTCTGCAATACTGGTTCTTGGAATGATTTTGGTCTTGAACCCTGAATTTCTGACAATTTCCTCTATGGTTCTACCCTGAGCCGCCAAGGTCTTATTCTGAGCATCATGAGGCAACCACAAAGTGTCATAGACATATCCAAAGGTTTGCATCAAAGCCAAATAATGGCTCACAGTCTGCTGATTGTCCTCAATATATCTAATAAACCTGATTTCTTGGGCTATGAACTGCACAAACCAAATGGCTGTGGAGTCTGCCCATCCAAGATCAAACACAGCATGAACTGGCTTGGTAGGGTCATATCTGACTTTGGTAATTCTTTCCTCCAACTCAGCACTTTGCATTTCCCTTGCAAACACAGCTCCATCCACAGTCTGCCTACACAATCCTTCCCAGACAGTGTTATAGGCCTCTGGATCTCTGGCCTGAAGAGTTCTCCTCTCATGATCTAAGACTTCTGGAAACCAAGGATTATCAGACCAGTTGACTTTGGTTGTGATGCAATTATCAGGCTTGTGGAGGATAAATCTTTGGTATGTGGCATCTGACTCCAGTTCTGGGTTCATGGTTATCCAAATCTCTGAGTCTTTTGCCCTTATAGTTGGGATCAAAATATCCCATGACCTAGCTGACACTGCTTGCGCCTCCTCAACCCAAACAATGGTACACCCTTCGTATGACTTTATATTGTGTGGATTGTTCTTTAGGCCAACAAAGGAAAACTCAGTTCCATTTGCTCCTTTGATTGAGGACTGGGTTATCTCATAAAACCCAATTAGGCCAAGCTCTACTATCTGGTCACTTAATAGCTTATGAACTGATTGAGATATGGAGTTCTGGAATTCCCTTGCACACAAAATCCTATGGACTTGCTTTGCACCCAAGATGAGCAATGCTCTCGCAACAGACCAAGACTTTGCTGACCCTCTTCCTCCAAAGATGCATTTATATCTAGAGGGTTCAAACAGGCACTGGAGCTTGACTGGAAACTCAGCCTTTTTAATAGCTTGATTAAGTTCACTCTGCTCCATCTGGCTTTACAAATGTGACCTGAAGATGAGGCATGATGACATTTCCACTTGCATCCTCAAGAGTTGTGGACTGAACTGCTTTCCCATCTATCCTATCCATCAGCTCTTTAATTGCCCAAGGTTCTCCCTCTTCAGCCTTGCTGATTAACACCTCAGCAACTTGCCTAGCTCTATGTGGCTCTTGAGAAAGAATCATCCTCAGTTTTTCCTGAAACAATTTTCCCTTTGATGAATTAATATTACCTAGTGGAGCACCCATATTGTAAATTTAAGTATATATTTGATTTATTTATAACTTTTAGTTATTTGGAGGTGTCTCAGGATTAGCAACAACTGCCTCTATTGGAGCTTGAGTTGGTAATTGAGCATTAGCTTCTTTTGTTAACTTTTGGATTAACAATTGAATATCTCTAGCTTTGTGTTCTAGAGCTGTAATGATGAGGTTTACATCTTGGACTTCATGTTTGAAATTGAACATTTGTGTTTCCTTTATTTCTTTTTCTTGGCTTTTTCAGCCTCTCTTTTTTCACTATAGGCAATTGCCACTGCCTGCTTAACTGGTTTCCCAGCCTTTACCTCTGCTTTGATATTTTCTTTAAATGCTTTGGGTGATGTGGATTTTTTTAATGGCATGTTAACAGTTCCAGTTCTTTAATGATGCTTTAGCCCTTTCTGCAGGCCCTTTTGCGTTTTTGACAACTCCCTCCATCCTTGCACAGAAAGATGCTTTTCTGCCCTCATCTTTCTTTGTCTTGGGGTTTGGAGCTGGAGCCTTCAGGTTTGACCCATTCTTTGCATTGTATTCAGCTCTGCCTTTGGCTGTCATCCCAGCACCCTTTTCTGTTGGGTTGTAGGTCTTGCCCTTCCCAGTGGTCTTGTGCTCTATTGGTTTGTCATGTTTTTTAGTCATTTTTTGGCAGTCTTTGCAGATTGTTTAAATGCCTCAGCAGTTGGTGCACCCTTAGAGCCAACCTTTCTCATTTTCTCAACAGGCTTGCCCTCTGCCTTTTCCCTAGCTATTCTTTCTTGCTTTTTATGGATGTTTGCATAAAGTCCAGTTTTAGCCATTATTCCTCCAATATTGCACAAATATCTGCCTCTTGGATGATCTGAAACTCTTGACCATCAGCCTCTTTGAAAATAGGAAAATCTAAGTAAGTTCCATTTCCAAATTTAATCAAATCACCTACTTTTGCTTGGTCAACCAATGGCCCAATTGCAAAAATAGTCCCCTCATTAAACTTTTCTGTGTTCTCAACAATAATAATGTCTGAGAGCTTTCTAACCTTGGGTCTGACAGCTATTCTGTCTCTTAATGGAGTTATCATGCCTGTCCCCCTATATTTTTGGGAGGTCTGCCAAGTTTTTTCTTTTCTGTCTGATCTATTTCTAAGTCAGGTTTTGGCAATGTAATTGTGGTTTCTTTAATGGCTAAATGCTCCCCACACCAATCTGTGGAGTGCTTATTCTGTTGCTCTGGGAACCTCTTACAGAGTCCCATGTCTGTATAACTCTGTTTGGAGAAATACTTACAAGTCTTACAATCTGAGGTAGTCAATTCAAATCCTTATTATTTGGGTTGATTAGAAATACCCCTTAGACCACTAATCTTTGGGGTATTTCGCTTTTTACATGCTATCTTGGATGTGTGGTGTTCTCTCATGAGAATAACACTCTGACTCCCTTGAGCCTGTGTTGAACTCACCAGTTCTACCATCAACTTTACCCATGTGGCTCATGTCTCTAGCACCAATGCTATCAGCCTTGCCCATGCCAACTCCTCCAACTAGTTTGGCTTTTCTCTCGCCAGACATATCTGAGGCTGTAGCACCTTTGGGTAATTTCTCACCAGTCATGCCTTTTGTGCCTTTAGTGCTGTTTGGGCCAGACTCTGAACCCATTTTCTCACCAGTTCTGTCTGATGATTTAGCCCCTTTAGGCTCTTTTTCCATTCCATAATATCCCATTTTTGTTCCTTGCAAGTTAAAAAGTGGAGCCTCAATTATCCCAAATCACTATCTCTTGTCAAGTGAATTTTGTTTTCTTTGATAGCTTTTTGGAGTCTTTCATCCTCTTCTTTTGTAATTATATATACAAAATAAGACCAACAAACACAGATAAAAACTGATGCTCCAATGAACAAAATTGAGGTAATACAGATGAAATTAAGCATTTAATCTATCCAATAGCTTGTCAGTTAAATCTACAGACATTTGCACCATCTCATCAGGTTCCCAACTAGAGCTTGGATATAAAGTAGATATAAGGCCTGAGAGCACCTTGCCTGCAATCATAGCCCTTAAATCCCTTTGATTGATGTAATCTTGGTGCAACTCCTCAAATCTAGCCTCAATTTCATCATCATAGGTCATGCTAACTCCTTGGCTAATTGCTCCAATTCAGGCCTCATGCCACTTTCATCTACCTCAGATTCAAGCCTTTTCTTGTATCTTTTAGTCATTAGCTCTATTTCTCTGAGCCTATAAACAATTTGGATGTCTGGACATTTTTTGTAAATAGCTTGGAGTTGTAGCTTTCTCTGTTCTAGTAGTTCAATCATTGTGGAATTCTCCTCAGACCCTTCAACTCTAAAGTCTCACCATCAAAGAGAAATTCAACATTTTGCTTTCCAACTCTACTAAAAACAACCATGTCCTTAGTTATGTCTTTGCTTTGGCTAAAGTTAACCCTAGCTGATATAGCAAAATCTGCCTTTTCCTCTAGTTTTATTCTGTATTCAAATTCGTTATCCCAAGTTGGGCTATAACTATCAAACCAAAATTCTCCTTGTTTACGTTGAATTTGTGCACCATCTGCCCATTTTTTAATCAATTCTGCGTGTTTGTGTTTCATTTGTTTTTTTCCTTTAATTTAGTTTCTATTTCTTTGGCAAAAGCCATAAACCAACTAAAAAACCAAGCGTTTTGTTCCCCATTATTTAACGGAACTCCATGCCTTGCGATCCAATCAATTTCAGGACAAGTTTTTCCTTTTATAACTATTAACTCTTCCTCAGTCAGCCCTACCCATTCTTTAGGATGAGTATAGAGAAGAACTCCAGAAGAACCAACTGTAACTTCTCGCCAAATACCATCGTTAAACTTTGCAAACTTGCCCACAGGCTCATCCTGCTCTTGCTTTGATTTTTCTGCTATTAGTTTGGCAAAAGTCTCAATAAATTTTTTAGGTATTCTTAAATTAGGTATGTGATTGCATTTTTTGTATGCAATAGTAGCCGTCTCAATAATTTCTTCTTTTGTCATTCTTTTCACCTTACTAAAATAGTTTTAATTATGTTTGTTGTTGTAATGTAGTAAAAAGAGGAATGTCAAAATGTAATTTATTTTTTTCATCCATGCTGTCATATTGAGTTTTGCTCACTAATTGATTATTTTTAGTGCTACTCATATATGCCACAGGCTCACCCTGCTCCCGAATAGGGGCTTTCTCATCCCAATAATCAGGATAAACACGAACAATATGCCCAGGCTTATGGGGGTCTAGTATTTCTATGAACTTATCGCCCCAATACGCTTTTGTTTCTTTTCCTATATTCATATAGCCCTCATTACTCTTTGCTGTTTGCCAGAATTACCCTTTCTAGTCTCACCAGAATCCTCTATAAAGCCTTTTCTAAGCAATGGTGCATATCTGGCAGTAATTGAACTATATCTATGCTTTGGGAACAGTTCTA